ACGAAGAAAGAAAAACATGATTAATTGAGAGAGTGGTTATGCAGGGTAATTGCAACAGGGATAATCATCAAAATGTTCAGCGCATTAAGTGGTAAACCCGTGGCGGCTTGCATGCCTCATGAGACAATCCCTCCCCAGTATCCTGCTGACTTTTTCAGGAATAATAAAAATACAAAGCCTCACATTCGAATTCCCATGTCGGAATTGGACTTGGATCGAGTACGCAAATTTGTGCATGCAGGAATCATTGATCGTAACAAGTTAAAGTTGCCTCATGCAATGAGATATCTTTTTTTGGTGTTATCCAAGATTAAAGAAAAATTGGACAATGACTGGAAATCATTTGGAGTAACAATTGGATTGAAGGATCAGGACTTAGATCCATTTTGTATGTATGTTGTCCATCATGATGCAGGACCACAGGTTGATGGAACAGAATCCACCACAGTAGGGCCGGAGGATGATGATTGGATGGTCATGTACTTGCTTGGAATTTATCGACTGGGCAGAACCCAAAATGACACCCATAAAGGTAACCTAGCAACAAGGCTGTTGGCACAAATGAAGAGTCTAAACCCAAGAACTTTAAATATCACCAATGATGATGCCTTACAAAACATCTGGGTTGGGAACACTGACTACTGCAAGCTGATCGCAGGGGTCGACATGTACTTCAATCGCTTCAAAAAGAGTGACTTCGCTTATCTCAGGTTTGGAACCATCCCTTCAAGATTCAAAGATTGTGCATCCTTACTGTCAATCGGGCATGTATGTAATTTAACTGGGATGACATTGGAAGAGTATTTGGGCTGGATCTTTGTAGCAACTGTTGGGAGAGAAATAGAGTCTATGATGAAGGAAGGGAATGAAGTTGATCAGCCATTCTCATACATGCCATATATGATGGAGATGGGTCTATCGATGAAGTCACCATACTCATCAGCAGCTTCTCCTGGTGTTTATACATTGGCTCATATCATTGGAACCCTACTCTTCTCTGAGAGGTCCAAAAACGCAAGAATGGTCAGTGAAAACAATCTGTCCAATATCAGAATCAATGCTGAGATAGTTGCTTATGTCAGAGCAAGAAAAGGATCCCTCATGAAAGTTTTCCATAAGGACAAAGCATCACTTGAAGCTGCTCAAGCAGTGCAAGAGGACAATGGCTCAGTTGATGTCCTGCTTGGGGATCTCCCTGCTGGAAATGACCCAGATGAGTGGTTTACAACCCTCGAAATTAATCAGTTTGAGTTACCACATGAGATCAGAACTCATACTATCAGTGAGAGCAGGAAAATAGGGAATACTAGAGCTCACACTATTGGACATCATGTTGCAACTACTTTTGTTTAAATGAAAAAAACTAACAGTGATCATGGAACGCATCGACATCAAAAGTTGTACCAAAAGTTACAATCTAGACAATTTAATGAGTAATATTCATGATCAACTAGATGATCCGTTTGATGAACCGGATCAACCCCAAACCTCTCACAAAATGTTGAAGAATCCCCTATTTGAGACAGATTTTGAAGAAACCCTGATTGCTGGTGGAGGAAATACATTGGATGGACCCTTGGTGGAGTCTAGGAAAGATTGGGGTGATCAGGTATCAGAATTAACTCAAATGTATCAATCTATAGAAAATCAACAAGCTACAGAAGAAGAAGAACTAAGGATCAAAGAAAAAGCAGATGACAGTTTGGAGGATGAACAAGAAAAAGTCAGCAAAGAATGGGGGCCAATGACAGACTTTATTCCACCTCCTACTCATAAAAATAAGATCATGTCCTGGGACACACTTATGACATTGGCAACGAATAATATCCCAGATGAATGTGCAAAACTATCTGCTGTCCTCTCTTTGTTCAATATACATGAAGGAGTTGATTACTCTTTGATTAAAGGGACAACTGCTGTGACCATTCATAAGATAAGCAAAGATAGAGGTTCACCTGAGGGTGAGAAATCTGATCCTCGTGGCCCAGTCACATACACATTTGAGGAATTGGATGAAGATGCACTGGAGGATAAAAACATTAGAGCAGAAGTCGTTGGAATCCTTAAGAATGGTGTTCGGTTTAAGAAATTGAGAGGGAAAGGACATGTCTTAATTGAATGGGGACAAAAAGGAATAAATGCTGAATTGATTGACTGTCTAGACTGGGGATTAATATCATCAGTTGAAGAAGGTCTTAAGATAATTCTCAAAGGAGCTAAACTGTACAAAGCATTGGCCAGAGTTGCCGACTTAAACAATCCTATATACTGAAAAAAACTAACAGCAATCATGATTGCCCGCTGGAGAAAAGACCGTGCTGACAAAGCCAAAAAGGACTCACCACCAGAATACTCATCTAGTTCCTCTTTATGGATGTCAACTGCTCCTGCGTATGATGGGTCATTCGGTCCCATTTTCCATAACCCAAAACCAGAACCAACAAAACAAGCCTTCATGATTGAATGCAGTTTGGAAGTCATCTCCAAAAAACAAGTGGAGGGAGTCAAAGGAATGCTCAAAATACTGGATCATCTGGTCGATAATTATGATGGTTCATATTGGGGGAAACCCCTTATTGTGATGATGTATCTTGTTTTAGGCACACATATGGAATCAAAAAGCAGAATTGGAATTGACTCTTGGATTTATCAAAGGAGCTTATCTGAAGCAGTATATATAATCACAGAAACACCAGTCTCTATGACCTCATCCGGACTCACCTACAATAACTATACTCAAACAACTTACTTAGGAGAACCTGCATCCGTAACATACTCCTTCAAAGCCACTCCTACAAAACGTTACTCTAGACCCATCATTGGCGCCTACAAGCTTCCCCTGGCAAACGGACTTCCCCCACCTGAACTCAACGATGTTCTGCGCTATTATGGATTGACCACAAGAATTCAAGATAATGGAGAAAGTTCTGTTGAATTCCTGCCCTGAAAAAAACTAACAGCAATCATGATGTACCTTTTTCTTCTTATCTTAAGTTACACAACACTTAGTGACTGCTTAATGAAATCTAGGTTAGTCAATCTGCCCACCAATTGTAGAGATGAGACACCAATTGACAAAGAACATGTTGAATGTCCCTTTAGGAGAAATGAATTGAGAGTGGATCATCTTCAGAGGAGAGAATTGACTAAGTTATGCCGTCCCAAAGGTCAAGAAGATGATCACATTGAAGGATATGTGTGTAAAGTTCAAACCTGGCGGACTACATGTTTAGAAACATGGTACTTTACCACGTATGTTAAATATGACGTTGTTGAAGAAACACCAACACCTTCTGACTGTTTCAAAGAGTTAGAAAGAATAAGACATGGAGTTCCTGCAGTTCCTTACTTTGCACCATCTGTATGCTACTGGAATGCAGAAAATACTATCAGAGTGACATTAACAACATTGACACCTCATAATGTTATCGAAGATCCTTATAATCTAAAGCTTCTTGATCCATCATTCCCTGGAGGTATTTGCAACGGGACCAGATCAGGGTTTTGTTATATGAAAAATGAGAGATCACTGTGGATTCCGTCCTCATCAAGTCACAGCAAACATTGCCAATGGAAGGGGTGGGAATGTGTAACAGCTCATATCTTGAACAGCTGGGATGAATCAAGAGTCAACCAAGATGTGTTGGTGGACTCTACGGTAATAGAGGCACCTGAAATAGGAAGAATAGGAATTTATGATGCCTGTCAGATGACCTTTTGCAATGTTACTGGCATTAAATTGGCAACAGGAGAATGGTGGGTACCACATGATTATGATGATAAATTCAGGAAGTCATTTGATCGACTCAGGCATTGTTCTTCTGATGAAAAAATAGGAGTCAGAAATCATGTGGACAAAACTTTATTTGAGGAACTTGATATAAAGGCTGAATTAGAACATCAGAGATGCATTGATGCTTTAATGAAATTGAGAAACGGAGAATCATTAAATGCCTTGGAAATGAGTTATTTTGCACCCACAACTCCTGGGTTAGGATATGCATATAGATTTGTACAACAGAAGAAAGTTTATTCTTACTGCATCGGGTATGCAGACTCTTATGATTACAGGATTTGCAAAAAATATTACACACAAAAGAAGGGGAGAGCCTATGGAGGGTATTATAACTTTACCAAGACAATCTTGGGAACAATTGTGAGGGGATTATGTGATTACAAAACCGTCCAGATACCAATGCAAATTGCAGGGATTAGAGAATCTAGAATGAGTAGATCCAGTCTTTGGAGACTTCCCCTGACCAATGAAACTATGGAGATTCATCTTAAGAATTATAGCTGGTCATTGTTGGAGAATGAGCAAACAAATTCCATCTACAATTTATCATGGAATGGCTTTATTCAGAAAGGTGGAGATTACATAATAAATGCTTTTTCCCTATATGATGGACTGCTGAGGGATATTCAGGTAGCAAAGCTTGAAGTGATGTCAGTTGAGCATCCGCATGTCATTGAGGATCATGAATTAGTTGATCCTATTATTAAACACATTAGTGACAACTCCAAGTTAGATAGAACGGATGTGGTTGATGAGATTGAGAAGAAAGGGAAGGGGATATTACTCACAATCAAGGGGTGGTTTTCAGGATTAAGCCAAATAGTTAGATGGGGGTTATGGATAATTGGGGGATTAATCACGGTTTATTCAATGTATAAAATCAATAAGCTAATCAAGGAGAAGGGCAAAAAAAGGTCAGAGGATAATTTCCACAGTGGTTTAGAAGCATTGACTAATCAGAACATGAGTGGCCCATATGAGAGACCTTTCTTTTCTTAAAATGAGAAAAACTAACAGAGCTCAAAATGAATCTGATTGTTGGAATATTTTTTGTAATGATTATCATTTCATTTAACTCAAGCCAAAGTTACTGGGTGAATCATCCTTATAAATGCATGGAGACAAATGAAGATTCCAATTTGATATCTTATATGTGCAATCCTGAAGAGTTAAGTTATAATTTCCACAGGTTAAACACCAAGTTGAACACTCATGCTATAGGGAGGATATGTGTACCTAATCCAGGGAATTCACTCTCAATTAAAGGCAAGTATTGTATTCGGGTTACAAAAACAACAAGTTGTTTCATGGATGAGTTATTTAATAAAAAACTAACTTATAAAACAAGTTATAGCTACCCATCATTTGCTCGATGTAGGGAGGCAATAATAACAAACGATATAGAAACTCCTTTCTATCCTCCTCCCCGTTGCACCCCTAATCGAAATATTACTGAAAGGAATGAGTTTTTTGTATTTCATGATATTGAGCTGAATGATCATGTAGGAGAACAGAAAGGAGGAATGCCCTTATTTGAAATAGATGGGAGAACATACAAGGAGAGTATCCACTCTAGTGAGTTCTGTCAACTGAGAAATTGGGACTGTTTTGAATATGAACCAGGGTTTGAATTAGATTCTGGAAAACTAGGGAGTTGGAAAACCATACAATATATTATAGGTAAACTCAACCTACTATACTTCAAAGAATTTGGTCTAGTGGAAGAAAATGGGATTTGTAGGCTTAAAATCTGTGGACATTGGTGCCTCAGAACAGTTGATGATCAGATCTTCCACTTTGAGTCCGTTGACTTATTGGATAAGATTCCTGATTGTCCCAAAGTTAGCACTATAAGTTTGCAACCAATTAGAAGGCCAGGAATAGAAGTGAGCCTAATGGCATTATTGCAGTCTAGGGATAAGATCTGTAAAGATATTAAATTAAGTCTCATCAACAAGAGAAAACTTGACTGGAACAAACTGAGGTACTTGACCCCTCTTATTCCAGGCCCTGGTATTGGATATAATTTCAAAAAGTATTGGACCACATCGACAACAGTTCTAAGTGGGAAGGCTGTAGAAGGTAAGGAATTAGCATTTTATATGTGTGATTATTGGCCAACAGAAATTGTTCCTAATTCAGCTAATTTATCAGAAATTTATATAAGGAAACTAGGGAGTGAAAAATTCACAAAGTTTAATTATGATGGACCATTAATCCAGGAGAAAACAAGTCGAAAGTATGGGGATTCTGAAATTGATGTGCTGAGTTATCACGGGATAAACGGATTCTTGCAAACCCAAAATTCATCAAGTTATCCCTTCTCTCAGGTTATGGATTTGATATATGGTTACAAGTCTCGATCTACACCTTACTATATTGAAATGAAAAGTAACAATTCTCAAAAGCTGAATGACTCTTTTAGTCATTATGTTCATATGGATCAAGAACATGTATTTCCATTAGAAGAAAATGTGACAGTTTTGCCGACTCCGATTTTGCCGAACAAGACCAGAGAAGATGTGACTATAGAGGATAGGTTTTTGGAGGATATTTGGATATGGATCCTAGGTATAATTGCAACAGGTGTTATTATTGGAATATTGTTATGGAGAATTTCAAAACTATGAAAAAAACTAACAGAACTATGCTGAACCTACAGAAGTTCTCTGACATAGTCCAAACAAAGTGGTCAGAAATGATTGACACGATGAAAAGAATAGTGGATACTTGTAACAACTCATTCAACGATCTAGGTCTGAAGGTCAAAACTTTCTTAATCGGAGTTGTAATAATCGCCTGCTTAATTATCCTCCTTAAGGTATTATTCAAATGTACCGACATGGCATTAAGGTGTCGTAATTTGTCATCATGCTGTCATCAGAAATACTCTCATCAAGAGGATGTTGCAGAAATTAAAATAAATGAGGTTCCTCCATATTCAGAAAAGGACAATTGAGATCAATGAAAAAAATCAACAGCCTTACAATGGACATCATAGGAACTGGAAGCATACTTCTTGTTTACAATGGAAATGTCCCAATTGATTATGGTTGGTTCTTATTCAAGCTTCAACAAGAATTATATACCTATGATCAAGGTTATACCTTATATTGTATACTCAGATCAATACTCAATAACCATTACACCGTATACGGAGATGGGATTGAAAAAGGCTATAGAGATTTGACAAGTACCATTCCATACACAGAGGAGTTGATGAGATCAGGGAGAGGTGGAACACATACATGGGAAGACATAATTGGGATCCCACTGAATGACGGTAAGGTTTACCTTTATGCCAAATTGACTTGGACTATCCCCAAGAAAAAGCCCTGGTATAAAAAGATCTTTCAGTAGTTTGCACCCAATAATCGGAATGAAAAAAACTAACAGGCCTCAAGATGTCTGGGAAGCTGTATAGCATACATATGGAAGTCAATATTTATCCTAATGATGAGCCTTTCAATTCTTACAATCAAATCTATGAACTGTGTATTCAAGCCTTAGAAAGAAGTAGAGCTCCAATTGGATTGATCAAGGTATTCAAACAATTTGGATTTACGGCTCTGTTGTGTTCAGACATAAAAACTGAGCTCAATGACCTTGGAGTAACTAAATATAAGGGTGTAGTTGACGGTTATGGAGAATTTTATCTAACAACTTATGAAGAGGGTGTGATTGAGGATGTCTCAACCCTTTTGTATTTGCAAGAAGGTGGGAAATTGAGAGCACATGCATGGATACTACTGAGAGCCCATCATGTAAAGGCAGGGTCCTTTAAAAGGAAGTTATTGGATTCATGTCCTATTCCCCCCAAAGTCATTGTTTTGGAGGGACCATGAAAAAAACTAACAAAAATGGCCCTCCTATTAAGTGGGGTGTTAACAAAATCAGATTTTCAAACGGATAATCAATTATTTGACTTTGTTGAAAAGATTGTAGAAGAGACTACAAGACTTGCAATTAAAAATTCTATATGGTGGTCAGGTTTGCAATTCACCCAAATTGAAAGGGAGGTGATGGTAGGGATGAATTGGCTCGTCTACATTGACAATGAAGAATCTGACAGAGTAGATTACTCCTTTTGGTTTGGAGTTCCGGATAGTGTGGGTTGGAGGATGTTTAGAAATCCTAATACCAGATGTATAGCAAGTAATATTCTTGAGAACAGACAAAGTTACTGTTTCATCCAATACTTCTCTCAATGAAAAAAACTAACAGTAATCATGGATTTCTTCAATGAGAGTGTTGACTTGTCAGATGTTAATGATTTCAATTTTGAGGAAATCTATGATGATTTAGATGACACCAACTCATTGTTTGATGACTTTGATGATCCTATGGAATTAATCAATAACAAAGATTACAACTTGAACTCACCATTGATACGTGACGAATTAGATCAATTATATTCCTACTTGACTTACAACATCAGTCCTCGAGATAAAAGAAGATTAAGAGAGTTTGAAGAAGTAGAACTGTACATCAATAGTTGCAATTTGTCGGGAAAATTAAGTCACCCAGATACTATTCAGAGTTGTATTGGTAAGGATAGGTTAGAAATTATAAACACATTTAAATATCAACTTTTTGGCGAGGCTTTGGATAGAGAGATAAAAAAAGGAAAAAAAGTTTTGGATGCATTTACTAGGGGATGGATAGGATCTACAGTTATGGATAATCTAGACTTTTTGAAGATATGGATGGATGTCCCTCAGGTAGCAAAAAGTTGGTTCGAAAAATTTATGGGATTTCATAAGCTAATATTGATCTTAAATAGAACTGGTGAGTATGAGACAAGGGAATTAATTGAAAGATTAAATATAACTAGACTTCAATTTAAGGGGAAAGACCTATGTCTAAAGTATGATAATAGTGTTGTAGGAACTATGATAATATTCAAGAATTATGTGTATTCCTATAAATGGAATTTGATTTTAGACAGAAACACCTGTCTTATGATCAAAGATGTATTAATTAGTAGATTTCAAACTATCCTTTCCATGTTATTAGCTCAATATGAAGTGAAATACACAGATGCTGATGTTAATCATTTGGTTAGGATATATGAGGAAGGGGATTCCTTATTAAATAAACATGGAAATAAAGCTTATTCAGGAATTAAGATGTTAGAACCTATGTGCAATCTACAAATTACAGAGATTGCTAGACTAAGCAGACCATTAATACCTGAGTTTCCAAATTTTAAAAATCATATTATTAACTCTGTAATTGAATTAGATAAAAAGGGAATTGACATAGCTCCTTTTAAGACACTTGTTGACAGTGTCAACAATTTAGATTTGTTATTAACAATATATGGATCTTTTAGACATTGGGGGCATCCATACTTGGACTATTTGGATGGTTTAGAAAAACTTCACACTCAGGTGAATCTTAACTTGAAAGTAAACACAGATTATGCTAACTTGTTAGCAAGTGACCTTGCTTATAAGGTTCTTCACAACATGTTTTTTGAGAAGAAAAAATGGTTCGTAGATCATACCAAGCTAGATCCTAAATGTAAACTAACTCAACATATCCGAAAAAACACATGGCCCACTCAAGGCGTCATTGATGAATTCGGTGATAAATGGCACACCTTACCATTAACCAAATGTTTTGATGTTCCCGATATGATTGATCCAAGTATGATCTATAGTGACAAATCACACTCTATGCAAAGAAGTGAAGTGTTGGAATGTATACAAAATCATTCAGATAAACCAATCCCTACCAGGAGGGTTCTCAAAACATTATTAGAGAAAGAAGCTACAGATTGGCCGAAGTTCCTAGAAAGAGTAGATAAATACGGGTTGGATTGGGAATCCTTGGTAATTGGCCTTAAAGGGAAAGAGAGGGAATTGAAAGAAGCCGGACGATTCTTTTCCTTAATGTCCTGGGAATTAAGGGAATATTTCGTTGTAACTGAATTACTGATTAAACAACATTATGTAAAGTTGTTCAAAGGTTTGACCATGGCAGATGATCTCCAAACTGTCATAAAGAAAATGCTTGATACCTCACATGGTCAGGGAACCCGTACATATGATGCCATCACCATTGCCAATAACATAGACTATGAAAAATGGAATAATTATCAGAGAATGGAATCAAACGGTCCTGTATTCAGAGTAATGGGTCAATTCTTGGGATATCCTAATTTGATACTCAGGACCCATGAGTTTTTTCAGAAAAGTTTAATTTATTATAATCAAAGACCTGATTTGATGAGAGTAGTTGGGAAAAGTGCTATGAACAGTACTAAACATATCGTGTGCTGGGAAGGGCAGCTGGGTGGTTTAGAAGGGCTGAGACAAAAGGGGTGGAGTGTTGTCAATTATTTAATGATTGAACGAGAATCTAAAGTAAGAAACACCTTAGTGAAAGTGTTGGCTCAGGGAGACAACCAAACGATTACAACCCACTATAAAACTGAGACATGGAGAAATGAGGAGGAGCTTAAGTCACATATTAATAGGATGGTAGAAAATAACAAAGCAATTATGGACAATATAATTGCCGGAACCATGAAGTTAGGGTTGAAAATTAATGAGGATGAGACTATGCAATCAGCCGATTACATTAACTATGGGAAGGTACCTATTATTGAAGGGGTCATAAGAGGTCTTAACACAAAGAGGTGGTCCCGAGTGAATTTTGTGACAAATGATCAAGTCCCAAATCAAACATCAGTACTATCATCAGTTTCCACAAACAGTTTAACTGTGGCACATTTTTCCAATACAGCCTTGGATGCCATGGTAGGCCATTTGATATTTGGCACATTTGGTCTACTGATGTTAGATTTCCACAATCCGGCATTGAGAACTAGTCCGATTAAGCTGATCAAGGATAAGGCAGCATATCAGAGTGATGAATTCAGAATCCTGAGTCTCTACTTAGATCCATCTCTAGGTGGAACAGGGGGAACATCATTAACTCGATTTCTCATTAGGATGTTTCCAGACCCTGTGACTGAATCAATATCATTCTGGAAAATTGTACATGACAATACTGCGGATGCAGATTTAAAAAGACTGGCTATATCCTGTGGTAATCCACGACTTAGTCAATTCCGTGACACTGATTTGGATAAACTGATAGATCAACCAGAATCACTGAACATCCCAAGAGGTATAAGTGCTAACAATTTAATCAAAGGTGAAGTTAAAAAGAATATAATTTGGCAAGCCAACTCAATCAAAAACAAAGTAATTCAAGATGCTGCCAAAAACTGTCTCACTGAGGAAAACATACTCTTTAATTGGTTAAGATCCATCAAGCCATTATTCCCGAGATTCATCAGTCAATTTGCTAGTTCAACCTACTATGGTGTGACTCAAAGTTTAATCGGATTATTTACTAATTCAAAGACTATAAGAGGGACATACAGACGAACTTACAAAAAAGAATTGGATCAAATAGTATTGAAGAGTGAATTGATAAGCATCACATCATTAATCAGTATTATTAAAAGAGCCAATGGAATATGTAAATACTTGAATATATGGGGTTGCTCGGCATCTCAAGCAGACTATCTACGTAGGCTTTCATGGAACACATCTGTGTTAGGAATGACAATACCTCACCCTATAGAGATGTTTGAAGCTTGCAACTCAGGTCAATCCCTCTGCAAATACTGCACATCAGATGATATACCTCATACTGATGCTTACATTACAGTTTTATGCCCAAAGGGTATTCCAAAAAAAGCAGAATTCAAAGGACCATACAGCCCTTACCTAGGGAGTAGGACATTGGAAAGCACCAGCATATTGCAGCCTTGGGAGAAGGAAACTAGAATCCCTGTAATCAAAAGAGCAGCGGATCTAAGGAAAGCCATATCTTGGTTCATTGATGAGGATTCAAATTTAGCTAAATCTATTTACAATAATCTGTCAGCACTAACCGGTGAAACTTGGGATGAGCGGATAGAAGGATTTAAAAGAACAGGAAGTCCCCTCCATAGATTCACATGTTCAAGGGTGAGTGCAGGTGGGTACACTGCCTGTGCTCCCGGCAAAATATGCTGGACAATCGTAACAACAGATACCATGAATTCCCTAGGTTCGACAAATTATGATTTTATGTACCAAGCTTCTATGATCTATGCTCAGAGCCAATGTATAGAATCCATTCAAGGGGCAAATCGGAGTATGGTATACCACTATCATATTAGATGCAAAGATTGTTTACGTGAAATAGAAGAACCAATTCTTGAGAGTGACTGGATTTATGAACCGATGAATGTGGCTCATATTTTAGAAAAATGGAGGCCTGACCAAGTAACAAAATGGAGCAAAAACAGAAGTAGAGTTCAAGTTACAGATGACAGTAAATTGTGGTCAAGCATCAATGATTTTCAAAAATCAAGAGAGGTTGGAAAAACAATAGGTTTCTTATATGGAGATATAATCCTGGGGAAAGGTCGGGACTTGGAAGAGCGGTCTTTATTTCCTTTATCTATAAGGTCTAAGATAGATCCAAGGGAGTTCTTTTCTGGACTGCTAACAGGTATCAAATTGGCTTCCTCTTTACATTTGACCCACAGGAGGAATATAATCATCTTGAAACGACCTTCTCTTGCTCTTTTTGGGACGGTATATTACGTCGTAGAACGGCTGACTGAGGACAGCATATTTTTAAATTTTATCAGTGGAGAAAATTTATATCATGAAATTTGCTCTATACCACACAAAGTACCAACATCTTATCCACTTAATCATATTGATGTCGGGTCAATAGGGCGATCTTATTTAAAATCCAGGGTAAGAGATATTTTGGAGAACAAAGAGTTGACAACCTCATGGGCATTTTCAGACATGCGGTCAATCAAGTTAATAGGGAGTTATGCATTGAGTCACGAAACTATCAAGCTAATATCTAAGCAGGAAGGAGGAAAGGAAGACAGAGTCAAGATAAGTCAACTGCAACAAATCTATGTAAATTTAGTTAATGATGATAATGAGGATATTGATAACGGGTCTATCATCAAGGAACTTAGTAAACACCTAAGATTTTGTGACCAAGAGATACGGCATGCTGTTAAATTTGATATCAAAATCTTACCAATGTCCCGGCCTATTCTAGATACTAGATCATGGGGTCAAGAGTATGTTGGGAATATTATTGAGTTCAAAATTGTATTGGATGGATACAATACTGCGGGGGTGACAGATACTCCAACTATCAATGTACCTTACAGGTCTAACCCAATGATATCAGGCCTAAGGCTCAACCAAATTGCCACAGGAGCTCACTACAAGATCCGTACCTTGATTCGACAATTGAACATAAAATACACTGACTTCTTATGTGGAGGGGACGGATCTGGGGGAATCACAGCTTACTTACTTCGGGAAAATCCCTGTTCAAGAGGTATCTTCAACAGTCTTTTATGTTTAGATGGAGTCCCCTTACATGGGAGCAAGCCTAGCCCGCCTCCTGCAGTCATGGAAATGGGAAAGTTGAAAGAACATTGTGTTAATTTATTGTCAGTATGGAAAGAACCTAGTGACTTGAGTTGGGAAGATACATGGATTTACTTCAGAAAATGTAAATCAGAGTATAATTTGAAAATTGATTTGATTGTCTTAGATATGGAATGCACTGATGTTCCAACAGTATGTATCATTTTTGATTGCCTGAGAAAGCACCTGGGGTACTTATTACAGAATGGAGGATGTATAATCATCAAAACCTACTACAGTTTATTGCTTAAAAGAGAAACAAGTTTAGTAGACAGGGTAGCAGAGATATTTTCTTTTATCGGAGTGTATCAGACATCAATGAGTAGCACCAACACATCGGAGGTGTATGTGGTTGCTCGTGGTTTTTCTCCTGGATTGAAGCCTAAAATGGGGTCGGTCAAATCAGTTCTTGAATCTGAATATAAAAACGCATTATGTAATCGGGCTCCTATTGATGAATTTAACCGAGCCCAAGCCTTGAGGTTCTCTAAATTAGATTCTGGATTGCCAATTGATTTAATCCCTAATCTTGTTGTTGAATTCTCAACTTTACTAACCATAGCAGGCTTAGACGGTGTCACCATGGCCTTTTTGACACGATCTAGGTGTACACATGGACTCAATGGGTTGGAACTTGGGATTATAGTCAAATTACTGGTGAGTGAGCATTATATATCAACTACAAAAGTAATACACAAGAGTGTGAACATCCCATCTGACCAAGAACTCAAAAAAATGTTTAGTTGTTTAATAGGAATTGATTTGGCCCTGTCTTGGTTGTACAAAGACCCAAGAGTGTATGAAATATGTGATATGATGATAAACGAGGATTTCAAAGTTGTGATCTATAAATTCAAGAACCATCAAAGGTGGAAAATTCTATCATTGAACAAGGAGTTGAAATCCAACGATATTCAATATAAAATATGCTCTGTAAGATCAAAGATGGCAAACATGGGAAGTTGGATAAGACTGTGGGCAAAAAAGTTTCAATCAAATAGCACTAACAAAGTTGTTAGGGCTGACAAAGTTAATGGTGTGCTTAAAAGTATCAATCGAGGCTTAGATTTAACAATCATCTCAGAAAAGACTGGGTTATTGATTTGATCATCTTTTTAAACATATTGGCAATGAAACTGAATTCAGTCATGAAAAAAACTAACTGACTTTTTCCTTTTGTTCTTTTGTTGTTTTTTCTTTCTTCGT